GCGCTGTTTGAAAGCGCCATACTCCGCCGCCACCATCATGTCAGCAAACAACTTATTGATCGCGTCTTGGATCGTAATAATATTTCGTAGAGATCCGTTCCATCTGAAGTGGAATACCGGCACCACTCCGAACGGATTGGCTGCGATTTTCTCTTCTGTCTTAAATCCAGTTACCTCGCTTGGCAGATCTGCACCATTTGAAACGTAATACTCCAGCCTGTCCGGATAATACAAGGTGATGTGCCATCGCTCCCCCTCCTGGAATATCTTCGCTCCAAAATCCTTGATCTTCGGTGAGCTTTGTTTATAAAAAAGGTGGCACATCAGAGGAGAGTTTCGATAGACTTCGATCTCACCATCGATTCCTTTCCATCCGATCACATAACTTTCACCAGCGATCAACGCATCCTTGTGCACGTCATCCGCATCCACTTCCAGATCACTGCCCGACCAAAGTTCATCCAGCTCGTCATCTGCCGCCTTATCCTTGTTGACGTCGAACCCCTTCAACACCAGGCGGTCCAGCGTGGCGTCTACCACCACACTGCACCAGTTTTGCTCGAACCGTGCGAACGTATCACCAAACGCAGCTTTCAGCCGCGCTGCGCTGTAAACGAGAGGTTGATCTCCCTCGTAATAATTAAATAATTGCTGATAGCGAAGTTGCTTCTTTTGGAACTCTTTTAGTGCTCTCTCAAGATCTTTCATCCCTGATGGCTCCCTGCCTTTTTCTTCTCTCCGCTTCCATACTTCGCCATAATATGCAGCCCGCCGCTCGCGCTGTCCACAATATCGTCATGCGCATCGAACGGAAAGGCCATTAATTGGTTTTTGAATGGCTGATTCCATACCGGGTTCTTCACCACGCACAACTTCCCTTCCTTTGCCCGAAGAGAAAGCGCCATGGCACGGTCCTGTTTGCTACCTTCAGGCACGGGGAACTTCACCATCGCCACTGTCGCCAGCGTCGGATCAGTCCAAAAATTCTGAAAAGCCAGCGTCTGAAAAGCCACATCCTCAATTCCCCACAACACCTTCTTGTTCTCATCTTTCAGCATCCACAGCTTCATCAGCTTGAGGAACCTGTCCAACTCGCGCACCCGCAGCATGTCCCTCACGATCACATCTCCGCTGTCCGGAGAAATAGTCTCAATGCAAGCCGCGTTGAAGTCGCTGCGCTTATTTCGTCCCAAAGCCAGATCAATGTAGCAAACCCAAGTCCACTCCGGATTCAAGATTGAAATATCAACCTCGCGGATATCCTGCGGATCAAACATTCCACCGCTGAACGGGCGCGGCAATTGTTGATAGACAGAAGCGAATGTATAAGGACTCTTCGCTTCAACCGTTGCCTTTGTTTTTTCCACATACCCTTGGCTGTACCGGTATGGCCACAAAGCCTGCCCAGGTTTTCGCCTTAGCGGATCACCGCCCATCGGGATAACAAACCCGTTTGCCAGATTATTGCGATATTCCTCTTCCGTTTGTGGATATTCATCCTCATTCAACGCCAGCGCTGGAAGATATACGATATGCCATTGATCAATATTTGGATCTCCGTTCGCCATCCTCTGCAGGATCTGCCCGATCAAGTCATTGGGATCCCACCTGGTGTGGTCAATGATGCACGCCCCCCACTCGCTCAACCTTGCCATGGCCACCGAATCGAACCAGTTCTCCAGCTTCTTTTGGTGCACTTCGCTCCTGCCGTCATCGATATCCTTGGTCGGATCGTCAATGATCAACAGATCCAGCGGGTTGCCTGAGAGACCTCCGCCAATACCCCGGCTCAGGCATCCCCCCTCGTTTGGCAGCGCCAGGCTCCAATCGCTCTTGGATGCAGAATCATCCGAGAGCATCACCGGCATATCAGAAAGAGAATAGGATCCAAACAAATTCCGGAATTCATCGCTGAGCACAATATCTCGTACCGCCGCCGAGTGCTTGTCAGCCAGATCAGCGCCATATGAGATAATCCCAGCCCGCACCCACGGATTCTTTCCGATCACCCAGCTCGGGAACAGCCTGCCAATATCCGTGGTTTTCCCATACTGTGGAGGCATGCAAATGATCAGCCTCCCGTTTCCTTCCTTACCCCGCGTACGGATGAACAACTCCACTTGCTCAAGTTCCTTGGCCAAAAGTAGATTATGTGGACCGTCTTTGAACTTCGGCATCACATAATGGCGGTAATACTTGTAATGCCGCCTCGCCAGTTCTCTGAACTCCAGCTCGCGCTTTGCTTCTTCTGGAGTAACGGCTTTTTGCATCGGAAGGGTGCTAATCATCCTCCCCTCCATTTTCTGCCTCTTCGATTCCCAATTCCTTATCCATCCTTGCAGCGGCTCTGATCAATTCCTCTTCCTTGTATTCCTTGGGGCTCGTTTTCGGCCGCTCAATATCCACCTTCTGATGCGGGACATAATCCCCGGTCATCGTCAAAAACGTCTTCCTGTCCTGCGCCCCCTTCGAACTTGCATCACTGGCACTTGTGCTGAGAGCCTCAAAAACATCCCGCCGGTGATCAAGCAACGGCATAGCCTGCATCATGCCTATCATTTCATCAATCGCAGGGTTCTCGCTGCGCCATTTTGCGATCTGTCGGTCGCTGGTTAATCCGAGAACCTGGTTGGCCAGCTCTTCCTGCGTCTTTGGCCATCTCCCCACTTTCGGAGATCCCGCCCATGCGATATAAGCAGCCACCCGCCACGGCCAGCCGTGATCCAGGAGGAAATAGAAATCGGCAGCCCAACCAAATAACTGCGTGGGTTCTTCAGGTTCTTCAATATCGTTGGTCGAAGATCCTTTCTTGATTGCGGCTTTGACCTGTTTCTGATATTCCCTCAGCTCAGTCTCATACTTTTCCTGTTCTTCCGTGGCGCTGATCAACTTCATCTTCAGCATTTGCAAGGCGTTCATACTGCGTTTCTGCGCCTCAGCAGGATCAATAAACACCTCACCCTCGATCTGAACCTCATCCACCTTCAGACCAAGAGAAAGCTGTTCAATGTGCGCGCTGCTGAGCTTGCTGATATCCAGTGCCATAAATCCCTACTTGAACAATAAAGAAGCTTGCCCGGTGATCAACGCCCAGATCAACCCGATCACCGATACTCCCAAAACTCCTGCGATCCAAATGACTAATTTCATTGCCGGAGCCAACTTTTCCAATTGCCTGATCCTTGTTTCGTGGTCTTGAACGTCTCTGGCTACAGTGTCGTTTTTCACGTTTTCCCTCTCCAGTGAATGGATTTTTACGTCAAGATTATCGAGCTTTGCTTGTATTTTTTGATCAAGCCTGTCAAGTTTTTCCTCGAACCTTTCAATCGTCTCAAGCAACACGGTGTTCGTTGGCCCGGCCATTATCTACTCTCCTTCGCGCGCGGCCTTGACCTCGATCACATCTGCCTTTTGAGGTGTCAGCTTATAAGTGGTCTGGTTGGTCACACCAGCAATAAAGACTAAGATCGCCAGCGCTTTCGCACCATCCAGGGTGCACACCACGCCAGGGATGGGAGACCACCCCGTACAAGTAAAGAGGAACATGACGACTGCCAATAGAGCCATCAGTACCAGGTTGACGATCTGCTTCACATTGCTCGCCAAATCTGCGAACTTTACCCTCAGTCCAGGGATCAAGTTCCAGCAAAGCGAAAGGACTGCAGCGCTCAAGCCAACAAACAACTCAGCCGAGAGCGTCCACCCCGCCGGCATAAAAGAGTTGATCGTCATCAACACAAACCCCGTGATCACTAAAATCACCAGACCAACTCCGAGCCAACTCAAAACCTGCAAAAATGTTTTCATCTTTATTACCTTTCTGCCCTCTCGGGCTTGGTGATCAACCGGTTAAAACAGAAAGCGACCTCCAAAGACAATAAGTCTTTGGAAGTCGCTCATCTCTTCCGATGATCGATAAGATGCCTCGATCTGCACTTAAAAGTATAGCACTTTAATTCTAGTTTGTCAATCGGTTAATTCAATCACCCGATTGAATCAAAACACTTTACCTGATTTTCTTTTGGAATATAGTGACTCATCAACCTTTCAAGGGCTGCCTGATTGGGTGCCCACGTCCGCATCTCATTACATACGCTGCAGCGGATATCGGTCGCACTCTCGATCACTGCGATCACGTCCACCTCATTAGGATCAACGGCTTGCGAGTCAACCGCATTACGATACAAGATCAACCTGTCCGCACCCTGGCTGACCCGCTGGACGATCCCCAACCCATGCCCATTCTTGCATTTCCAGATTACGAGCTCATCCTCCACTTTTCACCTCCAGCTTCTTGAACTCAATCGCCCACACCCACGGATTTGCGCCCCAAGGGTACTTCTTTCCATTGATCAAATCCCAATAAAGTCTGAAATCAACAACCGGGTAATCACTCGTCTTCAGAGTAATTTCCACTCCGAATCCTTCAGCGATGGCATCTTCGAGTGAAATATCCTGCACCCTCTCGACGCGGACACTCACCACCTCAAGCAAAATCCGTGACATATGCCTGAACATATGAATTGAAGGTTTCCACGGACGCGGTAAATGTCCACCACGTCTTCCATAACATGCCAATTCACCTTCATTGAAATCCGCTTTATATTGAATTTCGTTCTCACCATCTTCACCAACGGGTTGCTCGCGCCATGTCTCCCGCACCCACAACCTGTCACCTGGTTGGCCATAAGGACATTTGATAGGTTCGTCCATGCAACTTTCACACGTCCATTTTCCAGAATGACCAAGTGTTTGATAACCTTCAGGCGTTGTATTCGATACCTCATAAGGCAACCATTCCGCGCACTGGCACGGTATTTTCTTTATCACCCGCCTCGTTTGCGTTTTCCGTCCTTCCAGGATAGCTCTCACCATCTCTCCTGAAAACAAAATCGGTCTTTCCTTCATGATTTTTCCCTTTCTTTACAAGGTTTTCTTTGCGAACCCGAGCTGTTCTTGCGTGGGTTCTGCGTCTCTGCGTGAGACTACACTTGGATTTCCAACCACAACGAACCTCTCCGGCACCCAATCGCCGGTCCTCAACTCCAACATCACATGATCATCCCCTTCGCCCACCTCGATCACAGATTGTGCCTTCGCGGGCAGCTTCTTCACCCACGCCACGGACGGCATACACCCGAAACTCCGCTTATGCACCGTGGCTGCCACATCCGCCGAGAAACTCAAACTCTCACCCGGAGCGATCCACCAAAGAACACCTACCGACGGTATCCCGTTGGCGGGCGTGCCGAGCCCGCTTGCGGGCGAATCCTGGGAACGAACGCAGTTCGTGAGCAGGACTTCCTTTACATTCCTAAAATCCACCGCCCCCCGTTCTTTCCAATTCACAAAAAGGTG